CAAGCTTCTTGCGCATTGTCGTAAGCGATGGCTTGGCCTTCGTTCTTGACTGGTGCAGCGCTAAAGCCTGACAGTTTTGTTTCTTCTTCAAAAGAACGCTCAGAAGTCTCTGTTTCATAGATCTCTTTATGTTCTTCACCATAGCGAGCGTACTCAAGTCCAAACAATGCGTTCAAACCGGGGAGCAACTCTTTTAGTAGTTGTGCACGAGAAATAGCCATTTAAATGCTCCTTAATTAAACACCAGTAGCATTGAAGTAGCTATGGTAACCGAAGTTCCATGCAACCAATACTTCTGGGTAGCCGGTGAATGAAAAACTTACAGCAGACGATTGAGCAGTAGCAACTGCTGTGTTAATCGTAACTGAAGTGCCTGAAACTGCTGTTACATAAGTATTAGAACCTTGGGTGATACCAGGGCCAGATACTGCCATACCAGGAACGATAGAGCTGTTAGAAGCAGACAAAGTAATAGTAGTGCTTGAGCTTGTGGCATTAGCAGATACAGTTACAGCGGATGCAGGAACAACACCGACGATACGGAATGGTGCAGAAGTTGTTAAAGGTACGCCTGTAGTAGCAGATGCAGAAACTGCAACACCAGCTAAAGAGTCACCAGTAGTTGTATTACCAGTATTACCAGCAGCAGCACCAATGTAATAAGCATTAGAGCCGATGTAAGCTGGGTTAACATAGGCAATAGTAGTAGAACCACCAGTACCAGCTGGGTTAACAACAACAGCTGCTTGGAAAACAGCTTGAGGATCATCTACAACGTAACCAGTAGCATCAGGAGCAGTTGTAGAAGCCTGCCAGAACTGATAACGGTTTTTACCGTAGATTGGGCCACCAGTAGTTGAATACTCGCAACCAACAAAAACACCAATAGTACCTGCAACAGCGCTAGAAGCGTTGTAAGCAAGAGTAGAGGCAACCAAGTTACCGATGTTAGCACCGGTACCAATCTGAACAACGTCACCGTTGAACAGGCTTGTGCTGTAACCGTTAACGATTGGGAACATGCGGGTAGAACCAGCATATACACGACCGCCAATGAGGTTAACAGGCTTTAGACCGTAAGGGGCCGAAACTGTAGGATAAGCCATGAAAATCTCCTAAATTATTAAGAACCTTTACCAAAGGTCACCGAGGATTTCCGTTCCATAAAGATCGGCATTCTCGAATCACTCTGGCGCATAAGATTGTTGTCTACGGCTTCCGACTGAGCGGCAGTTTGGGCGTCAAAATATGCAGCCTGTTGCTGATCCATCTCAATTGGGCGCTTGCAGAGCAATAACCCGCCAATTTCAATATTGTCTTTAAAACGACTATTGTCATCGACTAACAGTTTAAATTTGGGTTGTTCTTCAAGTCGAACTGGCTCATAACCTTCTCTAAACCTTACGCTTACATTGCGTGGGTCTGGAGCATTCAACATTGAAACACGAATCCATTTGTAACCGTATCCGGGCTCTTTGTCTGGCTCTGGAAGTAACTCTGGTGGCATCCACTGTTTAGGACGTTCACTAAATTCTCGGTTATCAGTATCACGATTAATTCTATTTGTAGCCATGTCAGGCCTCCACTTTAATAAGTTCTTTAACGTACTGCTCTGGGGTAAGACCAAGTTTCTTTGCAATCGCAACTTGCGACTGAGTTAACCTGACTCGTTTCGGTGCCGTCGACCGTGTTGCCGGAGCTACTACGTTACCAGCTCTAGGTTTAGGACTGTCTGCCTTCTGCTTAACTGGGACTTCTACTTCTTCTTCTACTTCCATGTCTCCAAATTCCTCTGGAAACCGTTTTCGCATTGTTTTGTCCAACGTTGCGTAATACTCATCAGAACCAATCTGTACACCTTGGCGCTTCATCTTTTCATGAAGTCCCATAGCTGCTGCAGTCATCTCTTCGTCCTGTCCGAACCAAGGGTTTTCCTGCTGCCAACGATCTAGTTTTTGATCTACTGGCTGTACATTTTGAGGCTGTTGTTGCGTTTGTACAACAAAATTTTCGTCTTGTAAAGGGGGTAATTTAAAATTCTTTGCCTTTTCAAGATCCATTTGAGCTTTTGTTAGTAGCTCTTGGGCTTCCATCAATGCATTAGAATCACCTGCTTCATAAGCCTCTTTGTATGCTTGTTTAGCTGCTTTAAGCTGGGCTTTAGCAGAATCTTTCTTAGCATCTTTGTAGTCTTTACTACCTTCTTGTAGTATTTTTTGCAGTCTTTGATTCTCAGACATTAGGCGCTGGGCAGCATCAATAGCAGCCTGTTGCTCACGCAGGGCAGCTTCTTTAGCACGACGTTCGTCGTTCCAGACACGCTTCATCTTAATAAGCTTGTCTTTAGCTTCCTTGCTATATTTGTCTAAATCGTCTACGTCTACTTCTAATTGACGTACCTTTTCTGGGTCTGCAGGTTGGCGATTGCGGTCTTCCTCGGGGGTATCGTCCTCAATCTCAATCTCTAATTCTGCTTCTGTATCCTCGGGTAAACCCTTAGTATCTTCTACTTCATCGGGAAATTTGTAATCTTCTGGCATAGTCCGCCTCCTTAAATGAATTTACGTTTGATGCCACGTGGGTCCTGAACTACGGCTTCCACAGAGTCATCGTTAATAATCCGGAACTCACGGTCGTGAATTACCAGTCTGGTACCTGCATTTGGGCGTACAAGGATAAAATCACCCTCTTTGCACCAAGGTCCATTGGGGAAACGAGTCTTATCTGCGTAGCAATCTGGGCCTAGTGAGACAACAAAAAGTACGGTAGTTAGGAGCTCGTCATGCCTACGAGTTTCATCTGACTTGATAATGCCGCTGTCAAATGCTTCTTCGGCTTCTGGAATTGCGCATAAAATGCGATATCCCTGTGGGGTCGGCAGTTGCTTCGCCCGTTCTTCTACTTGCTGGTTTAGCACTGCAGCTAAGTCTACTGCTTGGCTAAGGTTAAGTTCATTCATCGTCCGAATGCTCCAATCGTTGTTTGAGGTCTTTAATAATGGCACACGCAGCTTCAAGACCTCGAACTTGTCCGCATGTGTATCTGTACTCTTCAAAATCTTTGGCTTGCCCGTATGTCAGGGCTTCGCCAAGTACTTGTATTCGCTCCTGATACTGTCCGATCAGGTAATCGAGATGGTCATTCATTATTTAGCTTTCTCCTTTGGTTTTGGTGTAGCTGCCTTTGCCTGTTCGGCTTGGGCTCTAAGTTGCTCACCCTGCAAGTCTGACTTATGGGTGTGCTCCATAGCGGTGTGCGCTATTTCAAAAGCGTGGTCCATGCGGCGTCCGTGCTGCTCTTTGTGGATATCCGCTGCTTTAGATAGTGCGTTCAAATCGGCTGTTTTCATAGCAGTTTGTGCTTGAGTCTGGATACGCATCTTCTCAATCTCAAGTTGTTGCTGCTTAATCTGAATCTCAGCTTGATCTTTTTGCTCTTGTGCTTGTTGGGCACGTTGTTTAATCTGTAACTCTTGTTGTTGCATTTGTACCAGCGGATCTTGCGCTTGCTGGGCAGCTTGTTGCTGTTGCATTTGAGCCTGATTATTCTGTAATAACTTCTGAGCTGCTTGAGCAAGTAATGGGGCAAGTTGCGCTTCTACTTGTGGGTCCATTGGGATTGCTTCGCCAGTCTCGTCTTTCTGAGCTGGTAATGAAGCGCCAAGTTGTTGCTCAATCTGAACACGATACTCAAAGCCCAAGTGCTCATTAATATGAGACATCATAGCTGCCTGAATCTGCTGAGCCATAGGGTTATTTTGCAAGAGCATCTGAATTTTAGGATCGTGCATAGCTGACATGTGTACAGTGATATGCGCTTGGTGATCTTGATACTGGAATGCCTTGCTTGGCTTAAGCATCAATATATTTTGATTTTCTGTAACCGGATCTGTTGGCTTCTGGTCCTCGTCCATCGGCACGAGCTTCTGCGCATTCTTAATCCCCAATACATCGAGCATCTGCCGATAGAGGAGCGGCATATTAAAGAGCTGGGGCGATCCTTGAGCCAATTGAAGAACTGCTTGGTACTGTACAATCTTTTGCGCCATCGTACTCGCATTTGGATCAGAGACGGGGATGACATCAACATTATCATAATCAGATTTTTTCGCACGTCGGGATCCTTCGACAGGTTCATAATCATAGTCCTCCGGTGCGTACTCAGCGATGATGCGCTTGAGCATTTTAAGTTCTTGTTTAAGAGAGTAGTGAATACGTGCTTGTACCGCACTCATCACTTTGAGCGTACGCTCTAAAATTGCTAGTGTTGTTCCTACTGGAGCATTAGCTGACATGTCACTGAGGTTAAGGTCTGCTGTATTTGCAAAGCGACGACCTTCCTCAATGATTTTATCCATCAACCCAGCGAGGACTTGACTTGGCTCCTTGTAAGGCAACGGCATGATGTTGTCACGCATGGCTCCACTGGGCACATCCACATCCCGCCACTCACCGGGGGCAATGGGCGTGTCGTCTCCTTTAACACGCAACCCACGGGTCTTAAAGCCACCCGGCAGATTCGAGAGGGTTCCTGCATCGACCAACTGACGTATGATTGAAGTGCCACTTTTAGCGTAAGCGCCAATAAGATGGATGAGACCAAAACAATAGAAACCAAAGCCGGGAATATACCCGTAGTGCACGAAGTGCTGACGTTTCTTATGAGTTCTGTCGCCTTCTTCCCAATTGCGTCTAATAGATAAAACATTCATCGTTCCTTTCTCGATGGTTACAACATAAGGAAGCGCAATGCCCGTAGGCTCGCCATCCTCGTCTTTGTCCTCGAAACCGGGTAAGTCTAAGTCCACATGCATCTCAAGAACTTTGTACCTACTATCTGTAGTAGCTCTGAAGCCTAGCTTTTCAGCTATCTTCTTCTCAACTTCATCTAGTGTGCTTTGTGGATCACCTAGGTCTATATCACGATAGAACCCATTAACCTGCAAGATCTTAAGCTCATTCTCTGTTTTGCGCATAACGTGGGTTACACGTGGCGAGGACGCCAAATCAGAAGCGCCGTATGGAACTACGATATCTTCTGCAGGAATGTACATTGCTACTTGACGCTTGAGTGCTGTGTCGTAGTAGACTTTCTTAAACGCATTACCCGCTAAGCCTAAGCCCCAGAGCATACGCTCTGTTTCTGGACGATACTCAGGCATTTCTTCAGTAAGCTGATAGTTCATATCTTCTTGAACACGTTCAGCCGCTTCTTTTTTATCTTGTGTTTCTTTACCAATAATTAATGTCTTTACTGGACCCATCGCTGGGAATATTGACATCATAGTTTCAGCTTGGAATTTCACCAATGCTTCTGCAAGGAGTGGATGGTAGACGCCACAGGCCCCTTCCCACGGTTCGGCACGTTCTTCAATTTTAAGACCTAGGAGTTCTAAGCCATCCACATAAGTTTGTATCCATTCTTTGCGAGAGCCTATGTCATCGTCAAAGTCGCCTACTAAATCGCCTGCTAACTGAGTTAGCTCACCTTCGGTCATGTACTCCGCAAGGTTTTCGTTAAATTCGGTTTCATGCGCCTCTTCTTGCGGCGTTTCCATTGCTTCTTCAAATGGATCACTACTCAACTCGATCTCAATCTCAAGTGGAGATTCTTGTGCAGCTAGTTCGTCAATACCTTGTGGGGCAGAGTAAATTGCCTTATCAATTGCCATAATTTATCCTTAAATAATCTTCCATCCGCCCTTGATAGGCTTGTCTATTAATCCACCCTTTTTAAATGATGCGCCGGTTTGGGATGCGTCAAGGGGTTCTGGTGCTGCGTCTTGTTGTGATGCTTGTGGGGTCAACTTCATTTGTTTTATAAACGGAGCATACAGTGTTTGTAGTTGCGCCTTAACTTCTGGATGTTCTACCAATGCTGCAGCGGTTTGAACATCAGTTGGGTTTGTATGCAAAGTACTAATGTTGTAGTCAGAAATAGACCCTCTAGGCATAAGTCCAGCTTTTTTACTAACATCAACTACTGGACTAATAGGCTCTATACCATTCATAACTCTGAATTGATTAAGCGCTGCTCTGTTTAGTATTCCCGGGTCAATGTTTTTAAGATACCCAGCAACATTTCCGCTTGTATTATTAATTAAATGCGCACGAAGTTCATCTGGACGCATGTTGTTTAACATTGCGTTAGATATCTCAAGGTTGTTAATGTTATTAGCTAAAAATTCTTGCGGTGTGAAGTTATCTGCTTTAGCTTTGTTAATAAACGAAATTAGCTCTTTATTTTTTGGGTGCTCTGCTGCATAACGCATCTCGTCTGCTTCTTTTTGATAATCAGCACCGGTGCGGTCCATTCCTCTTACTTTACCTTTACCATTCCATAAAAGTTCAAACGGTAAACCTGTACGTTTAGCTGTATCCATTTTTTCTGTTACAGCTGCTGGAATACCAGCGGATACAAAATCATGCCCTTGTTCTTGTAGCTTGTTGTATATTTTTGCGTATTTGGGGTTATCTCTAGTAAACCCTTTACCGTGGTTATACCCAAGGTCAGTTCGCCCTTCATGCAAAACCATATTAGCAATTTGCTGAGTAGATAAACGTGGAGCACCTAAGTTTTCTGATTCAACCAAAGCACGTACTGAGTCATATAGTTCTGAACGATTTAACTCATGTGGTGTAGTTTCCATACGGTCTTTGCCACCAAATTTACCTGTAGGGTCTGCCCTATATCCGTAGATATAGTCTGACATATCGTGCCCACCATAGTTAAATTTCATGCTTCACCTCAATAATACGCTTTTCGTTTAGCTTTAAAAAACTTAATATCCTCTGGCTCGTCAGACGGTAGTCTAATGAAGCCACCATTTCTAAACCGCATCAGTGCCATCACTGTTGAGTCCACCAAGTCATCATGACTCATAAACGGGAACCCTGCAATTTCTTCTACTACTTCTTCTGCCCAGCGAGTTTCTGGAACCCAACATAGCCCTGATCTAATAATATCTGCTACACTGTTCAGTCTCGCTAGTTTATCACCAGAACCCCTGTGTGGGGTATATTCTTGCACGGGCATACCTGTCCTACGCATTTCCTGATAGAGCGCAGTACCTGCCGATTTCTTCTCCACAATGAACGCATCAGGCGCCCATTCTTTATATTCGCTATACGCTAGATCCTTTAATTCAGGGAACTCCATGCGCTTTTTAATACTGTTAAGCAGGATGATGTTATAAGCGCCGTTCTCATCATTCATAAACACACCCCACGTAGTTAGCGCTGTGTAGTCGGCTCGGTTGTTAATTTCGGCTGCCGCATCAAGGGACATGATGATGTATTCACACTGTGGGGGCAGCTCGCCTTTCCACCAATTCCACCATTCTCTTTTGACGACGGAGGCTTCTTCGGAGGTGGGGTTTTGTTGGTATTGAGCGTTCCACTGGAACACAGGCATAGAGGCCTTAGTTTGACGCAGAGCGGCCAGAGGCATCCACTCAGGCCATAAAGACCGTTCTTCTTTTGTTCCTTCGTTAAAGATTGCGGGGAACTCAACAACTTCATACTGGTCTGCTTCCTCATTCTGAATCATGTCACGCTTAACTCTACCAGACAGATCATCCTGATGCCAACGAGTTTGTACGATTGCTACCCGACCGCCAGGCATAAGACGAGTACGAGCACCATAAGTAAACCACTCATATGCCTTTTCAAATACGTCAAAGTTGCCATTAATAATGTCTTGTTCGTTATGTGGGTCGTCAACCAATAATAGGTCCGCTCCCCTACCCGCCAGAGCTGAGCCAACGCCACAAGCAAAATACTCGCCGCCACAGTTAGTGTTCCAGCGACCAGCAGATTTATTATCTTGAGCCAGATTGACTGTTGGAAATATCGTGTGATAGACCGGGTTATCAATTATGTTCCTTACTTTTCGTCCAAAGTCCACAGCAAGATCGGTAGTGTGGGATACCATCAGCACTTTCTTATCAGGGTATTTACCTAGAAACCATGCTGGAAAATAGATTGACACAAGCTGCGACTTACCGTGACGAGGCGGAATGTTGACACAAATGCGGTTCTTTTTACCGTCTGCGATATCCATCAGCAAATCTGCCAATATCCGGTGGTGTTTACCAACCTTATAGTCTGGCTGCATCTTCTTACAAAACTCAATCAGATCATCCCGACAAGCCTTAGAAGACTTCCGTTTATCGATCTCATCGAGCACAATATCGAGCTCTAGAGCCTCATTATCGTCAAATTCGTCCAAATTTTGGACTAAAAAGTCCAATTCTGCGTCTGTTAGAGAGGCTAATGGGTCAGATAATTCAGCAGAAATAGCGTCAAAATCACTCATTTTTTACGCTTTTATTCCCATTTTTCGTCAGTTTCGGCGGGTTTTTCTTCGTTTTTGGGCTCTTCTATGCCCAATTCTGCGTCTAAATCGACTGTTTCGCCATTAACTTTGACTTCTTTTACGTCTTCTATATCAACAGGCTGCATCAAACGTTGTATTTTCGCACGTACAGACTCAACAAGATCTTTAGTTGAGCGATTGTTAATAGTTACTTCGCTCTTCTCAGTAAACAAACCAACGTCTGTGATCTTACCAAGTAATTCCAAAGCCCGCATTTTGGTGCGGTCGTCTTCAGACTCTGATGCAAGGATAAGTTTGTTAGTAACTAGGAGTCTAATCTGCATTGCGTTATCAACCACACGCAAAGAATACTCATCGAGTATGCCTTTTACTGATTTATATGTAGCAGGGGTGTGCTGTACTTTAGCTAGCTTTTTGTTAGCTTTCTCTTCGTTCTCAGCTACTTGATAAACGGCCTGTTCTGCAACCACTAAGTCTTTTTCAGTGGGCGTTGTATCTAGCCCGAGTAATTCTGCTGAATTACAGGCTGCCTGCGCCTTCTCAATGAAGTTCGCTAGTACCGGATTGTCTTCCGGGAATGGTATTGCCAAGTCCGGCTCTACGTGTATTTGCATCTATCCTGTCATGTCCGACGTATAAGATGTTTAGATTATATACATGTTTTTACAACGTGTACACTTTTTGCCTTTTTTATACATGTTTTTACAACGTGTATACTTTTTACCTTTTTTTATACATGTTAGTGTGGGGGTCACTGTAGGTATGTGAAGCCTAATAGAAATTGTCTATAAAAAGCGCCCCCACCGGGGTATGTTACTACTTTACTTCTTTTTTGGTTTGTAAAAGTCTTCCCAAGTAGACACTATGCAGTTGTACCAAAACTCATACGCTTGCTTAGTGCGGTCAATAACTTCCTCAAACTTCTTGTACTGCTCGTCAAATGAAAACATAGTTTTCTCCTTTTGGGTTAAATACCGGGGGGTACATCCCCCGTTTTGTATAGTATATTACTTATTTTGTTGCGCTGCAACATTCTCTTCGTAGTGGTGGATTCTGTGGCAGTTAGCGCATAGGACTATGCACTTTTTGATTTCTTCGTATGCTTTTGTAAACAGCTTATTGGAGACTAAACGGTTGACGTTATGCTCTTTTGTCTTAGGATTTTCGTGATGGAAGTCAAGTGCAGCTATGTGATCGAACCCGCATTTTGTACATTTAAGTGTACGTTTAAATGCATTCCATTCTTCTTTTAACTGCGCCTTATTCTTTTTGTTCTTTTCTATTATTGCTTCTTGATTAGCCAGATAGTGCTTACGGCTGTACTCCTTGTGTTTCTTTTTTCTTACGTTCACGTCTTTGTACGGCATCGGCATTCACCTTATATTTCCAGTAACAAGCATTTCTAAAGGACCACGGATTTGCTGGAGTATACATCTTGAAACCCGCATTAATCAAAGAGTTGGCCGATGCTGGGTTATTTGTTGTATCTGTGATACACCAATTCCAGCCTAATCTTTTGGCTTGTGCCAAACGTGCTTTTATCAAACGTAGTTGTAAACCATTTCCGTTAAAGCCATCAAGCACACCTGCTCTACATAAGTAGCCTGTATCGTTCCACTTGATCGAACGCACTAGCCCAGCGAAGGCTACGGGCTTCCCACACTCTGCATAAGCTATCCACCAATGTCCCCTTGTCGGTTCGTATGGTATATCCTCCGGAAGAATCTTTCTCTGCAGGAAAAGCAGGAGGCTTTGAATTGCTGAGTTCCTTATGTCGACTTTTTTGACAGTGAATTTTTGGGGTGTCTTGGCAGCCATGATTCATAGGACTCCGGTTAGGTTGGGGGGACTTCTAAATTTTACAGAAAAAAATTTTTGGGGTGGGGTCATTTTTATGACAAGGGGGGTGTTTTTTATTAGCGCAAGTTGTTGATTTGTAAGGATAAAAATAAATACTGGGCCCCGTGCAGAAAAATAAAGTAATTAAATCAAGGATTTAGGCCGAGTTCGACGGACAAAATATCACTACAAAAAATTTTAGAAAACCGAAAGTTCGGACTATGCGGGTGCGTAATAGGAAAGGGAAGCTGGCAGGAGTCCCATATCCAATTAGCGGGGGGTGGGGGGTCGTTGTCAGTAACATTACAGGGAATATCAAAGTGTTGACTCTTCTATCAAATACTAATAAACTATTAGTAATGGTTGAGTAATAACAAGGGTATTAGATTTTATCTAGTGCTTATCAATCAGAATAGTTCTCTCACAATTTATAGGTTAACATTCTTGAAAGGAATAATCATGCCTAAAGTAAAAAATGCAACACCTGAAGTATCCGCTATTGGCCAGCAAGTTAAGGCCATGTTAGGTGAGCCAATCCCTTCTAACCCTGTATTAGTTATCAATACTGACGAGGGTAAGCAATTAGAAGAATTTGGTAAGCTATCATTTAATGGCAAAAAATCTACTAAGAAACTAGTAGAGATGCTGTGGAATAATGGCAAACGTAGTTTTCACTTCGTAGGTGCAGACGAAAAAGAGCCTGAGCTAAGAGCGTTTAGAGCCAATATTATAGCTGGTATTGTTAAGGGTTATGATGTTGACGCTCAGAAGATTATCAACGCTTTACCTGATAGTCTTAGCATGACTCAACAGGCTTTACGCAAAATCTTTTTCACTGAGAATATCTCTAATGATTATGGCAATATCAAAAAAGCTATGATTAGATTCGAAGAGGGTAAACTCTCAGGTAAAACCGAAAAAGAAAAAGCGGCTAGTAATGAAGTAATGGCTCTTAGGGATATCAATAAGGCAATTAAGCGTCTTAATGATTCTAAAAAGCCATATCCTAATCTAGTAGATGATGTAAAGTTACTTAGAAGTTTAGCTATCTTTAAGCATATTAAAGATTCTAAGTAATAACCTAGCAATACTTAAACCCCACCTAACAAGTGGGGTTTTTTTTCGCCTATTTTTTCCGTCATGCCCTGTACATTACAGAGGCTTTTTGTTGCGGTGCGTCAATTTTCCAATGATACCAGTCACCACAGTAGCGTGTAGCATAGGGTCAATCAGCCGTTTCTTTCGGCCTCGCATCACACGGTAACATTACAGACAAAGTTCTTGCTATGTGATACCAGTCACCACAGTAGCGTGTAGCACAGGGTCGGAATGTATTAGGGTTTACCCTGCTATTGAACCTTTTTTGGCCAATTGAACCTCCTATTGAACCCAGCACGACCTTGTAACCACGGGCTTTGTACCTTTGTTCCTTTTGAACCCAACAAAAATGTCTTTGGCTAAATTTATTTTTGCAGAGGGGGAGAGGAAAATAAAAACTCGGATAGACTAAAAAGCAGGGTTCAAAAGGAACAAAGGTACAATCCTTATACTATATAGGTTTCTTATAACTACAAATAAGGTTCAATAGGTTCAAATAGTATTTAACATACCTAGTTAGTCTTTACCACTAAAACATTGACATTACAAGGCTAGCAGAGTATAATATGTTTGTGAGTGGGAAGTTTAGATACAGCAGGGTAATACATCATTAGCCAACCATTCACACTATCGTCAGTAACTTTACAGGAGATCAACATGACAACCGAGTTTATTATTACCAAGCAATATGTACCCCGTTGCAAACTATGTGGCGAACCGTACGAATTGGAACGCATGCACTTAGGCTACGCAGTATGCCTGCCATGTGGTAATGAGATAGCCGAGGAGAAAGCCAAGCACTACACCATTGCACCGCTTAACAAATCAAACTATGTTCTTATCACAGACCTAGACTTGCTCAAGCAACTTAACCCAAAGAGGACAACATGAGTTTATACGGGAGTAAATCAGCACGAAAGCGTCTAAGATTATTGGAGGAGGCACAGTTAAATAGCCTGTCCCATTTAATCAAAGTCGAAACTAACCCACAACAAAAGCGGGATTTAATCGCAGAACGCAACCCTTTGTTTTATTTATTTGGAGAAACATTAACACCGCATGACCATTACAACATAAATAATCCAAGCAACCCAGTACCACAAACTTACGACGATTATATTAACCACGAATACATAGGAGAAGCAAAATGAGAGTACCAAAAGTAAAACCAGTAGTCGCAATACCTAAACTTAAACCAATAACCAAACGAACCAAGCTGACCTACAAATCAGATATTGACCCAGCAGTCATTATTCACAGTAATAAAACCCATCGCACAGTTAGCGAGGCATTCCGTGACGCAGATTATGCGACACCAATATGGCGATGCGAGAACGATTGGGATAGGGCAATGGAATATCTCAAATGGATTGGTGTATGGGCATTTACTTTCTTTATGCTCTATCAATTAGCCATCGGTTTTGAGAGGTGGATTGCATCATGAGAACAGGACAGATCAAGCGTATTGGCAAGCGTACCTATTGCGTCATGTGCTGGACAGAGTTCGATGTAACTTTACAGTCGATGGATGAGGAGAAGTACATCATCGTGATACCACGCACTCGCATGGGCGGGTTACGCAACGGAACTTGACAATAACACACCAAAACTTGACAGTACTAACAAATAGTAGTAAAATATGTCTTATAGTGGTAAAGCGTAGTGAACATTAACAACCTCACAGGAGAATTAAAATGAATCAAACAGTTGGCAGTAACTTTACCGACATCAATGTCGGGTCAATCCCAAGTATCAGCAACTCAGCCATGCTTGTAGAACTTAACATCTCAACATGGACTGGCCGAAAGCTAGATAAACAAATCTCGGCCGAGATTGATGTAGCTAAACACACCACAACTCGTGCTGGTAACTACAACAAGAAACTATTTGCTGATGAACCTGTATTCGATGCAATCGCCAAGTTTGCAGGCAATATCAGGACTTACCACTACCATGCCACAATGCCGTGGTCGGATAGCGGACTTCGTCTATTAACAACTGCTATGTTCTTTGACTATCAGAAACAAATCACAGGCATGGAACAGGAATTCAACAGTAAAGTTACAGACTTTATTAGCCAATACGATAAGCTAGTAATCCAAGCACAGATGAAGCTAGGTACTATGTTTAACCCTGCTGACTATCCACAAGCCGAGGATATCAAGAACAAATACCGATTCTCAGTTCGGTATACCCCTGTACCTGATGTGGGTGATTGGCGAGTGAATGTCGGCAACGAGGCACAACAACTTCTTAAGGATAGCTATGCCCAAGCATACAGCGACAACCTCAACTCAGCCTACGCAGATGTATGGCAACGAACCCATGATGCTTTGCTCAATATGTCCGCTAAGTTATCAGGCAACGACAAGCAAATTTTCAGGGACTCTCTGGTATCAAATGTGCGTGACATGGTCGGATTGCTTGATCGGTTCAACATTACAGACGATGCCAAGATGAGACAGGCAAAGGTCAAGATCGAGAATGCCTTGCTAGGTGTAACACCTGACGCATTGCGTGAAGACGATGACTTCCGCTTAGATACAAAGAGCAAAGTAGACGCATTATTAAAAGAGTTTTCTTGGTAGTAAAACGCAGTTCCTCACAACAACTTAATAGGAGTAATACCAAATGGCTAAGACCACAATGACAGCAGAACGCATGTATGAGCAATCTATCGACGAGGTAGTAGAGTCGATTCTATCCAACCCCAAAGGCACAATGCTTGTGCGTGGTCACATGGGTTCGGGTAAATCATCAATCCTCAAGATACTTGCCAGTAAGTTACCGACGCATATCCCCTGCTACTTCGATGGCACAACTAAAGACTTGGGTGACTTATATATCCCTAAGATTCTTGACATGGGTGACGATGCAGAGTTCGTACGCTTTGTACCAAACGAGGAGTTCGGCTTGCATCTAGGTAAACCCGTTATTCTAATGTTCGACGAGTTCGGCAAGATGAACCAATCAGTTAAGAATGCTTGCATGGAAACAATGCTCAACCACAAGGTAGGTAATCGTAAACTGCCCGAGGGTAGCTATGTCTTTGCAACTACTAACCTAGCAGGCGAGGGTGTCGGTGACTTACTGATGCCTCATCATCGCAATCGTATATCGACTGTAAGAATGGCTAAACCTACGGCACAGTTATGGATTGAGAACTTTGCATATAACAACGGTATCCATCCAGCGATGATTATGTGGGTAGCAGAGGAGGGCGAGAAACTCTTTGCATCATATGAAGATGTTGAGAATCCTGATGACGAGATGGGTGGCAATCCGTATATCTTCCATCCGAAAGCACAACGAGAAGCATTCGTAACTCCCCGTTCATTGGAACTAGCAAGCAATTGGTTATGGGCTAAAGACAATATATCGGGTAACGCATTGCAGAGTAATCTTATCGGTACTATCGGTGCTCGGGCAGGTTCAGACTTACGCACATGGATTGAGCTAGTAGATCAGCTACCTAAGCATGAAGAAATTAAGACGAACCCAACGCAAGCCAAGTTACCAGAATCATCTTCAGCAATCATGATGGTGGTTCACCGTGCCTTGTCTACTATGTCTAAGGAATTCATTGACCCTTGGATGACATATCTCAACAGACTAGACGGCGAGGCACAGGGCTTCTTTGCAATGCAAGTACGCAATCCTAAATACACAAGACAAGGTGTTGTGATGAGCAATGCTAAGTTCAGAGATTGGTGTGTGACTAACAACTTTATGTTTACAGCAGATAAGGTATAAGGGGGGTATATGGTTTATTGGACTTTAGCGTGGGTGTTGATGACATTCGACCCTAGTCATGGGGCATTGACTTATTCACCACCTGTTAAAAACTT